TTCTACTTTTAATCGTTGCCAAAGTTTTAAGGTAGCTTCCGCATCACGCTCCGCGTACTGTCCAACAAAAAGCGCGGGTAATCTCCACATATCTTTTTTAGGATCTAATCCATATTCTTTTGCTGCAGCAGTTAAAACACTTTCGTCTTTACCAATTCCTACATAAAATTTAGCCAAGGTATTTAATGCATAAGACATTCTATTTTCATCAATTAATGAAGCTGCAATCATAGTGTCAACTATCTTACCTTTAACATTAACACCTGCTGATCTTAACCAACAGACATCATACATTGCATTGTGAAATATAAACGTAGTATCAGGTTGATTACATACATCTTGTAGCCAAGATAAAACTAAATTTCTATCCATATTACCACCAGACTCGTGATGGATTGGAAAATAACCTGCCCAACCTTCTACGGCCACCGCAACGCCAGCAATGTGTCCTCTACCAGTAACATTACCAGAACCCAGTGTCATTAAATGAGGGTCATTGGTTTCTAAGTCAATTGCAATTTCTTTATGACCTTTTAAATCTTTTAATTCATCAGGCATTACCCATTCTGTTTCAGGAGTAAATAATGGGATTTGTGTACTTCTCACGAGTAGTCTCTCTCTAATATCATTTCTAAATAGTGTATAGCTTTCTTCACGTCCTCTTCCTTTCCCTTAAATTGATGTCTACAGATATATTTTATAGCGTTGCCTTCTGCAAATAGCAACTTGTTTTCGTTAATAAATTCAGCAGGTTGAATTTTCATACCTTTGTAATGTTTCCCACCTACCTGCTTTTCTAGTGAGTCGTAGTTTGTTCCTTTAAACATATCTTTACTTGTCATTTTTTTTCTCCTCATAATCTTTATATTCTTTTATTAATTTTTCAGATGGATGCCAAACATCAACAGCTGTATGACAATTTGGACAAGATAAATTACTTACAATATCATAGTCTTCATTATCTTCAGTGTCGTGATCTCCACCCCATATTAATTCTTTATTACAATGCCAACAGTTCATTTAATTTGTTTTCCTATAGTTTTCATTACCTTCTATATTTCTGTAATTTACGTATTCAAAATAAACAACATAAAGTAATTCTTTTGCTTCACTTAAAGTCATTCCTTTGATCATTTTTTTTAACTTTTTTCGTTCTTTCATAAATACCTCGTAGTTATAAAGTTTTGGTTTCTTCATATTATATAAGCTCGATTAAAATCTTTTGGATCCAAGACGTGCAATTCACGCTTCGCTCTCGTCGCACCAGTATAAAATAATCTATGTAATTCATCTGGGTCGTGACTAAACGTCTCCAACGCTGCATTTGTTATGTCTTGCATCAATAAAACTTTATCAGCTTCTCCTCCTTTCGCTCCGTGTATAGTTGACATTGTTATACGAGGGTTTTTATTTATATGTTCTCCATTCGCCCTCATATTACGAATGTAGTTTTCAGTAATGGTATCCAATCCTTCAAAAGATTCATACCAAACTTTATCTGTTATTAAACCGTGGTCCTTTTTACATTCTTCTAAGGTATACTTATCATCTGAATGTAATGTTTTACCTTTTTGAAATCCAGGTAATACATTTGCTCCAAGGTATTCATAAATATTTTTTATTTCTAAATGATTTAATAGTTCTCCTTTACGCCAATGTTCCCAATTGTTTAAAGCTAACAATAGTTTTAAAGGAATAGAATTACGTCCTTTGTATTGATAATACCAACCTTGTAGTTCACATAAATCTTTAGCATCATCTAAAAAATAATTTGCAGAAGATAGTACTAACCAATTACCTTCACTCATATCTACTTGAGTAATATCAGAATAACGTTTTAAGATACCCACCTCATCTCTAGGTTTATAATCTTTTTCAAATCTATTATTTACTTTACCTATAATTTTTTGAGACAATTCGTGTATAGGTCCACCAGGTATTCTATAAGACTGATCTAATACCTTAATATCATTTACTTCTTCTTTTAAAGCTATGAAATGATCAACATCTGCACCGGCCCATTTAAAAATTGCTTGGTCATCATCTCCTGCAATATAAGTTTTCTTTGCATACTTCCAAAGATGTCTAACCATTTCCCATTGTATTAGAGATAAATCTTGTGCTTCATCAATAAATAATACTTCTAAACTTCCTGGTAAAGACTCACTAATAAAGTCTTCTATTAAATCTGTAAAATCTTTTAAACCTTTTTCTTTTTTAAATCTTTTTAATTCTTCTGATAATAAAAATAAAGTACCTCTCTCTATGTCTAATATATTTTTTCTAGAATCATAATAGTCTAATAAATCTAATCGTTTGACACGTGCTGTATTAATAATAGTTAAGTATTCATTATCAGAATTAAATGTACCATCCTCCGATGAATACGAAGCTGTCTTAATTGGAATACCACATTTTTCACCAAATTCTTTGTAGTCTTCTTGCTTCATCATCTTTTCTTTAGTCATTCCTAAATTTCTAAAAGCCAATGAATGTAAGGTTCTAAAATTATCTAAATCATTATCAATATCTAATCCAAATTTTTCAGCAGCTCTATTTGCAGCTTCTGTTGCGGCTTTCTTTGTAAAAGAAAAATAACCTATCTGTTTAGGTCTAACCCCTTGTTGAATAAACTGATCCACTAAATCCAATAGTGTTGTTGTTTTACCTGTTCCCGGAGGTCCCAGTATTATTGTTTTCATATTTCTTTAGTTTCTTTTCTAGTTGTTTAATGTATGCTTTTAAATCATCTACTTGATGCTCATAGTTTTCTACTTTTAATCTAAGTTTTAAAAGTATGTTTTCACCTATCATTAAAAATGCTCCTCTTGATATGCAACTTTAGAAGTTGCTGCCTCTACTTGTTTCATTGTTTTTATTTTAATTAATCTAGGTTGTTGTTTCTTAACTCTAACTCTTGCTTCTTCTACAAATCCATCAAGTTGTTTTAATAGATTACCTGTTTGTGTTTTATCTTTTTCCCAATGATTACGTTTACAGAAATTAAAAAAGTCTTCCATTCTAAAATATGTAAATTCTTTTTGCTCATCCGTAAAAGGTAGTTTATTAAATACATCATCAATAGTTCTTGCACTCTGTCTATTGGTTGTCCAATCTTGTAATAAACCTGTTAATTCATTTACTGGATTTAAAGATTCTAATGGTTCTACTTCTTGTAATCCCTGCATCATTGGTTTTAAAAAATGTTGTTTCCAATCTTTTGGTTTTGGAACAGGTACTACTAAGTTAGCTTGATCTAAACACGCTAATGCAAATAACTCTGGTCTGTATAGTTGTTCTGATTTTAATTCTATTCTAGTTTTATCTACATCTAAAAACCATTGTGGTGGATTAGATGCATACTTTGTAAGACTTCCTAATATTGGCATTTCTTCTTCACCAAAACCTACACCAAATCTTTTAGTTCTACATAAACCAGATTGACATACAGCATTGATAGGTGCATCTTTACATCTATACTTATCATAACCTTTTCTATTAACTGATTTAATTAATTGTTGAACCTCATTATTACTTAATGGTGGTTCCATAAATTTCATATTTGCTTTTACAATTTCATCTTCCCAAGTATCTGGATGTGCTTGTTTATAATACACTGCAACATTAAATAATGCATTGTTCCTAGACCCCTCACCAAAACCAATTGATGCTAATTTATTTAAGCAAGGGGGTCCTCCAGGGAAAGCTTCTTCTATTTTTTTTTCTTCTGTTTTAATTTTTTCGACTTCTTCTTTTGTCCGACTGTAAACATCATAGAGCTGATAAAATTCCTCAAGTGTACAACCGGCGCCATTATCGTTGATAGCATAACGTAATCCTTTCATTTCATTGTGGTAAGGTAAGTTTAAAAAGTTACCAGTGTCACCACGTTCCACTAATATCTCTGTTTGTTTAGGAAAAATTTCTGAACCTTCATATCCTAAAACTACTGCAAATTTTTTAAGAGTATTCTGCATTAGAGTTGCAGAAATGTTTTCTCGTGTGAATAAAAATACGTGTGCGCCGCCAGATTTACTACGGCAAACTATTAAAGGAAGTTTAAGATTCCTAATATTTTTAACGAGGCTAGTGTGATCAAAGTTATATTCGTCAATATCAATGCACCCCCACCTACAATCATTATTTTCTGTGATAGGGATAATGCCAAGTGCTGGTCCTTCTCCTGCAAGATGTCTTTCCCAGAGATCGTCGGTAACGGGTTTACGTACAATAAAAGCTTTTCCTTGTTGCTTTCCGTTTTCACCACGTTCACCTGGTTGATATTGTCCATAAGCTATCTCTAATCCTTGAAATATATTTTTTAGTTTATCATTTCTCATTATCACTTCTTTCTTTTTTGTAAAGGGGGAAGTTACCTTCCCCCTCATTTTTATTAGTAAGGAGTTGAATCCTGTACTTTCTCTTCCACATCAGCTTTTGTTTGAACGTTTCCTTTAGACACATTTCCGTTAAAATCTTTAGCCATTAAGTATAAAGATTTATCGGACTGATCTAAAATTCTGTCCTGTGTTACCGACCAACCATACCAAGAACCTTTATCGTTCTTTTGTAGTACAGATTGAAGGTTATATATAACTCCGTGCATTGGAGGTATAGCAAATCCACCCTTACCATCAGCAATTTGTATGGTTTTCATCATAGAATTCCATTTTTTACTAACGTTTAATTGAGTTGATTTCATAGTAATCAATGCTGGTGTCATTCCACCTGTTTTTGTTTCAACCAAAACATAGTAAGAAGCTGTCTCTTCTAAGTAGTTACCATTAGGTAATCTAATTTTAGATCCATCTCTCTTACCTGTTTGAATTACCGGACTGTTCGGCAAGTGTACTGCCACAGGTGCTCCTGGGCCATCTCCTCTATCCGACCATTCTGGATAATCCTTTTTATAGTAACAAGGAATAATCTTGATACCTTTTTTACCATCGAATAATTCGCTGGTAACAGTATTGTAGATATTGCCTGGTTTAGCACCGTCTACATACTTCGCATCACCTTCAGTCACCTGCGGTGATAGTTGTCCTAAGATTCTGATGAATGGTAACGCCATATCTTCTTGCGTCATATTCTCAAAACCTTTTTGTACATCATCACCAAACAAAGCGATTGATGTTTCTTCCTTAGCTTTTATTTCATTAGCCATTATACATTCTCCATTATTTACGGGTTATTTTAGTTTTGTCTTTAATCCAAGTACTAAAGACTTCAGAAGGCATATCGAGCCCGGACTCGATACGCTCTCTAAATAGGGCAGTCAATGTCATCCAAGCCACATCAGATTTCTGCTGTGGTTGAAAACCATTTTCCGCCGCAAGGTTAAGCAACTGCTCCGCCTTGTCATCTTCTCCCTTACCAAAGGTTACAAAGACATTGTTTTTAATAATATCCCCCAACCCTTGATCACGAAGCCATTTATAGCACTGCTCTCTTTTATCCTCATCTTTAGGAAGAGTGCATCTATATTCTTTTTTTACAGAAACTTTAGAACCATCTGATAATTTAATTTCAGATAATCCTTGTTCGTGTAATAATTCTGGAATAATTCGAGAACTAATATCATCAGCCTCCAATTTTTTTGCTTTGAGTTGCTCTTCTAAATCTGCAATCTCATCTTCTTTTTGTTTTAACTTTACACATTCTTGTGCAACAGTTGAAACTTCTACATTATCAAGAAGATCTTTTGAATCTTCTAACATCATATTTCTTACGTCTTCACTCATCTTATTTATCCTTTCTGATACATATCAACTTCAAGTGGATAGTATCTATATTCGCGTCTATCCCATTTTAACATATTAAACTGTCCGTTTGTAATGTCGCATACTGCCGCAGTTGATATTCCTATTATTACAGGATCTCCTACCGCAAGTAAATAATCTTCTTTTCGAAAGTCTTGTAAATTCTTTTGCATCTTTTGAACATAAGGTGCAGTAGATAATATTGCCTGATCTCTATTAGGCAAACATATTACAAGATAACCAAAATCGGACGCACTCAATATATTAATATTAGGCGCTGGTTGTTGAATCACATATACAAATGTTTCTTTAGGATTATTTTTAGAAAATTCTAAAAACTCTTCTAAAGATTTTGGTTTATATAACTCAAATATTTTATTTTTCATTTCTTATTTCTTTTCTTATTTCTTTTACTTGACAGACTTCTTACAGTAATTTATATAATTGTCAACTAGAAAGAAGAAAATAATTATGGAATATAAATTTAAAACAAAACCCTATGCACATCAAATAACTGCATTGGAAAAATCGTGGAATAAAAAAGAGTACGCATATTTTATGGAGATGGGTACTGGTAAATCAAAAGTATTAGTTGATAATATGGCTATGCTTTATGATAAAGGTAAAATAAATGGGGCATTAATTATAGCACCTAAAGGTGTTTATAGAAATTGGTATTCACAAGAAATACCAAATCATTTAGCTAGTCATATAGATCATAAAACTATATTATGGACGGCTACAATTTCTAAAGCTAAAGAAAAAGAATACTTACAATTATTTAAACCAGATTATGATCTTCATATTTTGGTTATGAATGTTGAAGCATTTTCGACAAAAAAAGGCCTTGAATTTGCCGCAAAGTTTATCAACTGTCATAATACTTTAATGGCTGTTGATGAGTCTACAACTATAAAAACACCTACTGCTAAAAGAACTAAATCTATTTGTTCTTTGGGTAAACACGCTAAATATAAAAGAATATTAACAGGTTCTCCTGTGACAAAAAGTCCATTAGATTTGTATACTCAATGTGAATTTTTAGATGAAGAACTGTTAGGATTTGGTTCTTTCTATTCTTATAGAAATAGATATGCAGTAATGGTTGATAGAAATTTTGGAGGAAGAAGAGTGCAAATACCTACCGGTTATCAAAGACTTGATGAGTTGTCAGAAATATTAAAGAAGTTTTCTTATCGTTGTTTAAAAGAAGATTGTCTTGACCTACCTGAAAAAATATATGTAGAGAGACAAGTTGATTTAACTGAAGAGCAAACTAAAGCTTATGCGACTATGAAATCCGCGGCCCTCGCTTCT